ATCGTGTTGGGTTTAAATTTAATTCATCTAATTTTGATTGTGCTAAATCAATATTATCAATAATTTTTTTAATCTCTACAGGTTTTTCAATAGAAAGTTCAGATATACTTTTGAGTTGGTTATCTCTTTCTGCTATCTGAGATTTTATATCATCAATATTAAATTGAATAGGTGCTAGTAATGCAGGATCAATTCCTTTTGCCTTTTCTTCTTCTTGAGCTAAAGCATCTTCCAATACAGTCTTTTCGTTTAATATCTCTAATGCCTCACTTCTTTTCTCCTCTGAAATATTATCAGGGATTTTAAAGTTATTTGTAGCTGATAAGTTAAGATATCCTAATGCCTGATCTGCTTCATCTTGAGTTATTTGATTAGACTCAACTTGTCTATTTATTTCATCAACCATTACAGGTATAGCTTCAGCTCCATTAGGGGCAGACGCTACAGAGGCTAAAGTTCTTTTGTCTGTTAAATCTCCTGATATTACAGAAGCAAATCCACCCATAATACCACCACCAATAGCTTCTTGACCAGCAGCCTTAATGACTCTACCCATCATAGCCCCCATTGATCCATTATCAAAGACATCTCTCCCTTTGTATTTATTTATAACTTCCTCAAGACCTATTGTTGCAATTTCTTGAGATCCACCTGTAATACCTTCTGTTAATGCAGCATCTGTTATTCTTATACCAGACTTAATTGCCTTCTTAGTGATATTATCAACAACAGCAGAAGCCTCTTGAGATATTAATTTAGCTGTTATTTTTTTCCCTTGTGATGCTAATCTATCAATAATTAATCCAGTTAATTTATCACTAAAAGCATTAAATGCTTTTGATTTAGAAAACACTTTATCAAGACCGTATTTTTCAAGCATAGAATTAACACCACCTACACTAAGTGCAAACATTGATTTTTCAGTTTCAGATAAATCTTCTACAATCATTGGATTTTCCATTGCAATAGCTGTAGACCAAGTAAAACCTTTATCAGATTCTACAGATACAGTTGTTTTTGCAATTTGGTCAAAATTGTAAAGAGGTTGGACATTTCTAAAAATTTGTGTCCATGTTTTTACTAATCCCAAATCATCCATTGGGACTTCCTTTCTAATACCAGCAGCAAATAAATTGCTCTCAGTAATGTGCGTGTTTGGAGAGTAGTACTGCTTGTCTTGTACAAGGACTCCCTGTTGTAATAAATTTGGTGTTGACATAATTTTGTTTAGTTATTTAAAAGTTTAATTGTTTAACAAGAACTTTTTATTTTCTTGCCTCCAGTCATACTGGCTTTGTTTTTTGTCATTTTGGGTGCAGGTACTTTAGTTGAAATTTTTTTACCTACTGCTTTTGTCATTTTTGTCATTTTAAAAAATATTTCCTGGTTTGCTAAAGGTTTGTTTCTTCTTTTCTTCTAATGGAGTAACTTTATCAGCTACTTTTAATTTCTTTATAGTTTCATTTGCTGATTTTTTATCTGCTGAAACTTTTAATTGCTCTACTAATTCATTAGGTGCTACGGCAGCTAAACTCATTAGAGCTAATATTTTATATGTTTCTTTTGGGTTTTCACTATGAATGTAACTATCTATTAATGCAGTTAATCCAAGTTTTTCTTTTTTATCTGTAGGTCTTACAGCAAAAGTTGATAATACATTAGCAACTTGTTCTTTTTTAGATTTAGATAAGTTTATTCCAAATAAATTATCTTCTTTTAAAGCTTCTGTTACAAAATAGTTATGATATTTTTTAAAATCTTCTTTTTCTTTTTGTTTTAAAATTACTGCATCCTCTTTCTCTTTTTGTTTCTTTTCCAAATCTTGCGATATTTCAGACTTAGCATCTTCAAATTCTGATTCTAATTCATCTCTATCTATAATCTTTTCAACTTGTTTAGATGCCCATTCAGCATCTTTATTTTTTTCTTTAGCCAATCTACTATAGTATAATTTTACTATTTTTTCTTTTTCTTCAGATGTAGGATTTTCTGGTAATTTTTCAAGTTCTTGATAATCAGAAAGATCTTTTACTAAATCTGAGATATTAACTCCTTTAAATTCCCCTGATAATACTTTTTGCATCGTAGGACTAAGTTGAGAAATAGCATTCTCTAGTATAGTTTCTGCTAATTTTTCACCTTGAACTTTTAAATTTTGTTGATATAAATCAACAAATTGTTCTGGAGTATAATCTACTTTACCTTCATCATCTCCTTCATACACTAAAAATTCATCATTTGACTTTATCAAAAGTTGAATGGCTTCTCCAAAAGAAGTATTAGTATTTAAAGATGTATTTTCTTCTTTTTCTGCTTCATCAAAAAGACTATGTTTTATTTCTTCTTTTTGAGATTCTTCTTTTTCTTCAGAAAATAAATCTACTTTATCAGATTCTAAATCTATAGTAGGTGTTTCTGTTACAGATTCAAATAATGAACCTATGTCTGAGGAATTATCAAAAATTCCTGGATTTTCTTTTTCTGTCATGTTGGTGATTTTTCTTCTTCAATATTAATCTAATAAGTTATTTCTGTTAAACCTAATTTTTTAGTGATTAATTAACAATTTCTTAATGTTACTTTTTATTTCTTCCCTCTTTATTAAGTCTCGCTATTTTTTCATCATTGACCATATTAGCGAAATCTCTTTGTATTTCAATGTTTTTCATTCTTTCTTTAGATTGTAATTCTTGTTTTTTAATGTTAACCTTTTCTTTTTCTATATCTAATTTAGATTTTAATTCTCTTTCTTTTGATTTGTTTTGCATTTCTCTATCCAATATATCTGAATAAGATTTGTTTTGTTCTAAATTAAACCTTTCTACTTCTAGAATATCATTTATACCAGAATTGTCTGTATCACTTTCATTTGAGAATCCTAAAGAACGAACATCAGCTATATACATATCTTTAATTCTATCTTTTTGTTTTTCTTCTGCCTCAAATACTCTTTTTACTTCTTCAGCCTGTTGTTGAGCAGCTAATTGTTTATCTAACATTTCCTGTTCATGCTGTCTTTTAGCTTGTTCTTGTTCTTGAGCTTTTTGTAAAGATTGAGATAATTGATCTTTGATATCTCTAATATTAGAAGTTTCAATTATTACAGCTTTGTCTAAAAGAGATGCTCCTGTAGTATTATCTTGAATAGCTAACTGTCTCAATTGTTCCAATGCTCTTGTAGAATCTGGTGATGATGTTACATAAATATTAAATCGTCTAAGAAGTAAATCTTCAGTATCTAACTCAAACATCATATTTTCTTGGTCTGAATTTAGATATTGAACTCTTGAGATTGGTTTTTTGGATTCTACATATTTCTCAGCATCTAAAAGAAGAGTTTTAAGTTCTTCCATTAATTTAGTGTGATTAAAGAAATATAATTCTGTTTGAGAATAAGAGTTATTAATTGCTTGATTTACTCCTGTAGCTGTTTCTTGAGCATTTATAGTTCCCATTCTTTGAGGAGTAATCCCTATAATTTTAAGAATCTGAGCTTCACAATAATTTGCTAATTCTATACGAGATTGAAATTGTGGATTTTTTAATAAATTTACAACTGTTGGTTGTTGCATTATAGATCCTCCTTCCATATTAGAAGCTGAATTATCTACTACCCCTAATCCTGTATCTTTAGCTGTCATTATAAATTTAAGCCAATTGTATTTTCCCCAACTACCATCAAGTGATTTTTGAGGAATTAATTTTTGATCCATAATATAAAATAAACCAATTTCTGTTTTGGCAAATTTATCTATTTCATTCATAAATCCATTGTAAAGAACTTGTAAAGCTTTAGTTTTATCTATTAAAGATAATTTACCTACATTCATATTAGGCTCAAACCCATCACATCCTACTACAGGAATTTTAGGTTTAAATGGATTAATAGAATCTGTATGTTGATACTCAGTTGGTTGTACATCTATATATACCCATCCTCTTGATACATCTTTGTTTAATTCATCTTTTGAATTTTCTTTATTAAACATAGACTTTTCTAAGTAGTCATTTTCATTTACTACTGTAGAAGGAACTGAACCATAGGAAAAATTAACTTTAGTTCCTTTCCAAACTTGAGGAGCATAAAAATATTCAAGTTCTTCTCCTGCAATTAAATTTTTATCTTTATCATATTGAGGTTTAATAGTAACTTTAAAGGTATCATCCACTACTTTTTCTACTTTAACTCCTTCATATACAGCAGTTAATTTAGCTAATCTTCTTCTGGACATCCAATACCCTTCAGTAATTAATACCTTAGAAGTAGCTGATAATTCCATTCCTCCCATCATATATTTAAATGCAATCAATTTTTTCTCATTTATCATAAGAGACTGATTATCATCTGGTTGTAATCTACGTTCTGAAAAAGAAGGAGTTACCCCTAAAGGTGTATTATATTTTTCGATAAGAGCTTTATCTATCTTATCTCTATATTTAGATACTACATCATGGATAGTTGTCCAATATTGTCTAGCTACTAAATCTGCATCACTAGTATATTTGATGTGTTTAGGTTTAATAACTAAAGTGTCATATGGATTCCATAGTACTACATCAATATCATTTTCATCTATACGAATTTCTGCATAGGCTTCATCTACAATTAATTGGTGTTTGAAAAGTTCCAATTCTTTTTCTTGTAACTTATATTTATAAGTTGCCTGTTCCATAATTCTATTTGCCCATTCTTCATAATTAGATTTATAATTACGTTGCATGAATTTTTGAATCTGAGGAAGAGACATTGCTTGTTGCATTTGTCCTTCAAATTGTTGTTGAAAATCAGGATTATCTTGAGTAATACCTTGTTGTTCAAGTGTTTGTGCAATTTTAGCTTGGGCTTTTTGTTGAATATATTGAAGCATCAATTGTTTTTTGTACTCATAAGACTCATTAACAGAATATTCATCAATAGCTTTAATCTTAATATGATCAAACTTTTTAAGTAATTCTCCACTCAATACATTTATAATAGTAGGGACAATTGGGTAAAAATTAAGGTCATCTGCAATTATTTCACTTTCAGCTAATAAAGAATCTTCTAATCCAGTTTCTACAATATCAAATAAACCTTTAAATTCATTATCTTCAACATCAATATAATCAGTTACATCTATGACTCCTTGAGCCATATTATAATTTTTAGACAATCTTTTTTGTTTTTCAGGAAGATGTGATTTTAGTAACTGCTCCATCCAATCAAGATTGGCTCTTTTCCATAACTCATCCTTTTCATCTGTAGGAAGAGCTTGAGCAGGTTGTCCAAAAATTCCACTATTATATATTATTGGCATTAGATAATTTTTTTAAGTTTGTGTGAGAAAATCTACTCCTCAACATTAATTTAGCATTTTTTTGGTTAAAATTTACATTTTCTTTTGTATCTTCTGGTATTATTCCTAAAACTTCACTATTTTGAGCATGTAATAAAGCTAATCCAAAACTAAATATTGAATCATAATTTCCTTTTTCATATTCTTTTTTAGGTCTATAATTTAATAATTCTCTCAATAATTGTAAATCTCTTATCCTTTCAACTCCATAATGTTGAGTAGGTTCTCCTGTATTCTCATCATATGTAACATATGTAGGTTCTTTAATATAAGAAGATATAGCTTCTATCATCTTATCTATTAATTTAGTTCCACTTAATACCCCAAAAGGTCTATTAATATGAGAAATACCTTGAGGAGTCATATCTCTAGCCCATTGAGGATTTCTAGCTAATCTAAATTGTTCTTTAGCTTTAATTGCTTCTTCAATAAACCAAGTAACGTTATTTTCTACAAGAGCTTCAGCATTATACCACTCTAATAATAACATAGCTTTTTTGTAAAAATCCATTTTATCCGATGTTCTTGACATAAATTTAGCTACTATTCTATCTTCAGTGTATTCATCTGATAAATTATGTGATCCTTTATATATATGAATAGAATTTAAAGAAGGAGAAGTATTTGAAGTAGCACTTGCTACAATATCTATTCCTGCCCAATATACTCCATATGTTTGTCTATTTGGTGGAGGAAATTCCCACACCTGCATTACTCCATCTTTATCTTTTCTTTTTGGATCAATAGGATGTTCAAGAATAGGTTTGTGGTCATATTTGGATAATAATTTATGTTTGACTACTTTATCTTGAGTTCTATATAAATCTATAAATGTCCCATGATCTTCATTTTTTTCTACCTTGGCTATTTGAGGATTAATTAAATCTGTAGGAAATACATTATCCCCTCTATATTGAAAACATTCAGCCAGGGTAAGTGGTTTTTGAGATATGTCAAATTTATCTGCTTCCTCCCCCTCATCTATTAAACCATCACGTTTTTTCTTAATATATTCTTCTGCTCTTTCTACAAATGAATTACCATGTTCATCAATAAAAGGTTGATTATAAAACTCTGAAGTTGGATCTCTATCTACTCCAAAGTAAGCCCAAGATTCAGGAACAAAGAATCCACACTTTTTACCTGAAAACTCATTATCCTTATCCCAAATATTATCTACAGCATAAAAACTATTTTTCTCAGGGTATTGAATATATTCTTTTAGTCCTCCTTCCAAATGTTTTAGTTCACCTACTGCTCCTGATACTATGATTGTACCTGTAGTAGTATCTCCATAGGTAATCATGGGTTTTACATACCCTATAAATTTGGATAATACAGGGTTTACCCCTGCTTCATCTGCAAATATAAATCTTGCTGATCCTCCTACTCCTTTAGATGGAGATTTAGAAAGAATCAATCCTTTTAGTATGTTTTTTCTGCCTACAGTAATATTTCTTCCACTTTCAGAAATAACTTGTTTAGCTACCCTCCAATTCAAAGGCTTAGATGGTGTGAACTCCCTATACCAAGCAGTGTGTGTATTTAAATGTTCTCTATAAGGTTCAATAACCTCAGTCCATGTTTTTAAAACTTGAGCTTCCTCGAATGTTGCTAAATAATTTGGTGAACCTCTTTCAAAAAAAAGTTCTCTAATTAGAGGTACACAGAATTTTAAAGTAAATCCTGCTTGTCTTTTTTTAATTACTACAAAATGTTTCTTTAAAAATATTGCATGTTCTAAACATAAAAAAGTATGATAATCCATATCATACACATCAGGGAATTCATATTTATTTAACTGTTTGTGATAAATAGGTAAGTAATTCAGGTAAAAATAATATAATCCAGGAATATAGAAACCATCTATCCATAATCCATTCATTATTCTTCTTTCTTCTTCATCCCAAAATTCATTCCAATCATGAGTATCTTCTACTAAATCAGTATAGTATTCATTTTCTTGAAAGTAAATTGCTCTTTCTCTCCATTTGTGAGTATCTCTTAGCTTATACTCACCTACCTTTTTAATTTGGTCTTTATATTCTTGATCCGTACTTAACATTAAAGCTCTCCTCTTCCTGTTTTTCTATTTGCTTTAGCTCTCATTTTCCCCCTTTCTGCTTCTACATTTTTTTCTAATTCATCAAATTCAGCTTTGATTTTAAAACACTTTTCAGCTATTTTTAATCTTTCAGATAAATTACCATCTCTCCCTTCTGTTAAAACTGAAGTATCTAAGTAATCCATAATGTCTTCAAGGTTCTTTTTATTTCTATTAAAATATTTTACAGAAGTAGTTTCATATAATCCTTTCATAACATCTATAGCTAGTAGCACATCTGGATTATCTGGAAAAACTACAAAAGATTTCTTTAAAATATCTTCTTTTTCATCATTAGAATAATCTGCATATGGATTAATAGACTTAAATGGACAAGCATAATAGAAAGCATAAGCTAACATATCTGTACTTCGCTTTTCATATTTATCTATTATCTGCTTAAACTCAGGTATTAGATGACAATGAAGACTTGGTTTTACTTTACCATTTTCTACTGTAAATAAATCTGTTATCATTTGAGTTTTCTTATTAGTTCTAATATCTTTTTATGTATCTTTTTCTTATAATCTTCTATATCATCAAATATAGCTTCATTTATTTCTAACCATAAATGAGGATGTTTATAAGCTATATGTACTATTAAGTTATCAATTAGTTTTTTCATTTTATTTTCTTTTAAAGATTTTGATAAATAGTTTAATATATTTTTTGATATTTCAATTTGAATTTCATCTTTTTCTAAATATAATACTTTGTTTTTTCTATATACTTTAACTACATCTCCTGTTTTATCATAATATAAAGTTAAAACTTGTTTTTTCATTTATTTTAATTTTGATTTGTGATATTGTAGAAGTGCTTTTACTTCTTTTTTTAAATATTTTACTGGATAAAGAACTTCATCAGCTACATAATACTTTGAGTTTTCAAAGTTGATATTATATTTTGGTTCTGTAATTGGGGGTTCATCGTCCCATTTTTTAATTACTAAATGGTTGATAGTCAAATTTCTAGGAGTAAAGTTGTACTTCTCTAAAAAGAACGCATACATAGAAAGTTGAAGAGAATACTTCATAAAGTTACAGTCCATTATATGATTTAGGGGAGCATTCAAGGTAGCATATTTTTGATTACGTGTATCATAAAAACTTTCTAAATCAATAGTCTTCGAGGTCTTAAAATCTTCTAAATCTATGTATCTGACTCCATCTATAGTTTCTATAATACATCTATCTGTCATTCCACAAGCTTGAAACTCATTATTGTAAAGACATAACTCTGGGTAAATTCCATCTTCAAGAGTTTCTAAACTTCTGATGGGTTTTATGTCTCCTTCAAAATCAGTAAAATATACTGGTTTATCTTTGATGGCTTTATCTTCATCTTCTTTTAAAGAATGAAACATTGTTCCTTTTTCTCTTGCTACTCTTCCTTCTTCTGCCCATTTTTTCTTAACATCTTCAGTTGTAAGAGTTTCT